CGACGTTTTTCGACTTTGAGGCGTCCACTGTTTACAGGAGAGCAACTGTTGGCATTGAATTCAAGCCAGACGGTACAGAGTGCTTTGTTATGGACAATGTTACTGATAGTGTCAGAAGGTTTGTCCTTAATACTGCCTGGGATATTACTAGCGGGTTTAGCAGTACATCTCCGACCAGCATCGCCTTAGACCTTAATAGCACTGCTAACGAAAGACAACCTCGCGGTCTTCATTTTAGTGATGACGGCAAGAAAATATATTTTGTTGGCGCATATCGTAATAGAGTTTACAACTACAATTTGACAACAGCTTACGACATAAGCACCTCAAGTGGCTTTAGTGGCAACCCTGCAAGCTCTCTATATATCAATGCCTATGAAGCTTCACCATTTAGCCTTACCTTTTCTCCGTCCGGGGAGCACATGTATGTTGTCGGAGGCGGTGACGATGGTGTTGACCAGTTTGTCCGCACCTAAACTGGATCGGACTGCCAACACTTGATGCAACGCCCTGACCCGATGATCGCGTCTAAGCCTGGAGCGGAAGACGTTCAAGCCATGATGTCTCGGACGTTGTGGCTTGAAGAGCTTTATTTTCTTGATGGCCGTGACCAGATCAGCCATCCGCAACGTGGTCTATTTACTGGTCTGGCGAATAAGTACCAGACTTTGGATACAACTGACGGGATCTGATGGCTAAATCATTGAGCGGACAAAACTTTGTCCCTAGCAGGCCGAAAAAGACCCGTCAAGGCAATGGATCACATTCAAAACCGTCCCATGGACGAAAGAAGTATCGTGGCCAAGGAAAACGTTAAACCTCTTTCCAATGATCAAAGTTTTGATTGCGAGTGGTGCCGTCGTTACGGCGTCTGTGCTGGCATCTCCTGCACAAGCCGAAGGTTTTTACCTGAACCCTGAGTGGAACGGTGGCTGGTCAGGTTCTGACTTTGGCGGTGCTGTTTTTGATGGTCACGTTGGCTATGAAGCTGGCGCGTTTTACATCCAAGGCGGTCCTAGCTGGCTGCAGCCTGATGCAGGTGACACTGAGGTTGGCTTCTCTGCCAAGACTGGTGTTTCTGCAGCAGTAGCAGAACCTCTCGATGTTTATGGCGAAGTCTCTTTCGCCAAGTACAAGGACATTGATGCTGGTTATGGGCTGAAGGCTGGCCTGAAGTACAAGTTTTGATCTATAACTAGCTCAGCTTCCTCACACGTTGCTGGGAAAGGCTCTCGTTGCGTAGGCGGGGGCCTTTTTCTTTATCTGCACTTGTTATGCAAAAACTTTACAACCTGTCCGGCTGTCTTGGCTTCCTGATGTCATCAGGGCTTGTGATTGCAACGATTGTTGCCTTTGCTCGCGTCCCTGGAATGATTGACGACATGGCTGCCGACATGATGGATGACATCAGCGGCAAAGTGACTGAGATGGTGCCCGGTCAAATTGAGCAAGCAATGCCAGAATTGCCGACTAGCACTGGTCCAGCCATTCCATTCCCATGAGCGATCAGGTCAACTCACCAACGCATTACACACAAGGTCGCGTAGAAGCGATTGATGTAATTGAGGATGTTGTTGCTGGAGCGCCTGATCCTGTCGTCGGTTATTTGGTGGGGCAGTCGCTCAAGTATCTGCTGAGAGCGTGGCATAAGGGCAACACCAAGCAAGACTTGCAGAAAGCAACTTGGTACTTGAACCGCGCCATCGAAAGATTGAGTCCTTGACACAAGAAAACCCCGTGACCCACTAAAAGCACGGGGTTCTCAAGAGCAGTAACGGACTCCGAACTCGACGGTGGTCGGCCTGCTTACCTGGCCTACAGGGAGCACAACTGGCCTAATCGAGCACTTTGCAGTGGAGGAGTTAGGAGAGCCGTGGAGGCTGTAGGAGAGGCATGCCTTTTATAGCACAGGAGAAATCAGGTCACCATCTTGGTGTTAGCGGTTGGATCGTCGTCATGTGCTTCAGGTCCGAAGCCTTCAGCCTTGATTTTTGCCATATCAAGTTCTGGCGCGGGTGCTTGTGGTTTCTGCTCAAACGACGCAAGCCATTCGCGTAGAGCGTCACCAGTTGGCGTGCTTTTCGGCCATTTGACCCATTTGAGGATGGCTTTTGGATCGGTAAACAGCCGTGCCGTTTTGCCTGCCATTACGGTGTAAACAACAGGCGGACCTTCCCTTCTGCGGTTGCGTTCAATCCAAAGCTCTTTGCCTGCTGTAAACCGTTCTGATTTCATGCCAGAAATTCGTGAGATTGGAATTCAAGATATCTCCGTACCAGAGATCCCAGCTTGGAGGGCATTGCCACCACAGAGTATTCCAAGCGAGCCGCCGATAACGTTGCAGCTTGGGTTTCCAGTAGCAAACATCCCAGGCTGCGTGGAAACACGAAACGCACAGCCAGGGAATGCAGACGCTTACAGCGATGACCCACGCGGCAACGTGGTTGTGTGTGATGGAACGGTGCCGTCTTACAGGCCGCTGGATTTTACGCCTGGGACGTTGACGTATGAGAGGGCTAAGCCACCAACGCCTGACGTAGAGCCAAAAAAATCGGCTGGCTCTTCCAAAAACCAACCGACAAATGCGTTAGCACCCCTGTCAGTTGGCGAGACTGACATTTCAAACTTAGCGACGGAATTGCCATGTCCACCACCTGACGCAATTCCTTTAGGAGCTAAAAACAAATCGCAAACTGCGATCATCATTGGTTACGAAAGGGTCAACGGCAAATGCGAGGCAATCTATGAGCCGCTTGGAATACCAACGATTATCGGCAACTATCTTCCTGGTGCGCCTGCTGTGGCGACGACTGCAACGATTGCGACTGTGGCGACCACGGCTGCCATTTTGGCGAGACCGTTAGGCAATTTTCTGCTCAAAGCGGTCAAGCCAATCGTGAAGAAGACGATTAAGAAGATCAACGAGAAGCGGGGGAAGAAGATTGTTCCTGAGTCTGTTGCTGAGCGTCGGGCGTTCCAGCGCTCTCTTCGTAAATGATCTTGTGTGTATGGGGCGGAATGACGCCTGGCGGATTGGCTAGGACAACATCAGCGCAAATTTTGGCGTAAGGCGATTCTGGATGGAACATGATGCCTTTCTGCATCAGTTCAGCACAGTTTTTGAGTCTTGCGAGTTCGTAGTTGAGGCGTTTATCAGCAAGGGCAGCGTCTAGAAGTGCCACTTGCTTGTCTGCCGCTCGGCGACAGCTCTCGACATGATGGCGATCCAGCGGTATCGAAATCGTGGCAGTGATTCCGCCGTTAATCGAAAAGTTGGCTTTCTGCCCAGTCCGAATAGGTTTATAGAAAAGGACATTGCCCGGATTATCGGGCTGGCCATCTGGGATGGGATTGCCTTCCGGGTCAAACGCGCCAACCAGATCGAGCGTGTCATAAACCGGTTCGTTGTAGTGCGACTCATACGGATCAGCCCAGCTAGTTGTAGAGCTAATAAACGGATTGATGTTGAGCGTTGCGCCTTGGCAACTGATACCTCCGCCGTATGTATTTGTAAATTGCCGACTCGGGACAACTTGAACTGCCTGATTTGTCACACTTCCAGAGCTGTTGGCAACTGGAGCAGCAGTGCCCGAAACCTGTGCTTGCGCTGGAGCGGTGAGCAGCAAAAGCGTTGCTATGACTCGCTTCATTGGGTAAAGGTGCTTGTCGTCTCCGTCAGGGATTCGATGTCAGTTTCACGATTGATGATCGTGTGATTTACAAGGCCAGGTCCTTGCAGCACCTCAACAAATTGAAAGCTGGCACCTTCGTTGACGATGCTCCACGATGGTTTGCTTTCTGGATCAAGACCGCGCCAAACACTGGAGATGCCATTGATTGTGTTTGTTGTGGTGGTGATGCCCATTGGAGCGGCAGGACCATCTGGCTTCATGTTGGTGCCAGACACCGAGTATTCGTAGCCAGTGCGGTATTCGTATGAATTGATCACCTCAACCACTTTGGTCTTGGTCTTTGTTGTTGACGAGAGTGTGCCTTGTTGGAAGTTGGGCACCACTGGAACGGATTTAGCTTCTGGAGCGATAAGAGCTATGGCGCATAGTGCGCCGTATGCGATCCAAATGCTGGTCCACATCATTTGATGGTCAGTTCTTGGATTACTTGTCCGATTGCTTGAGTGCCAGCGCCACCACTTGTGATGGTTAGGGCTCCATCTGTGGCGATTGTGCCAGCCAGATCACCTTTGACACCACCCGATGTTGTTGTTGTGTTGCCAAACACCGGAAGAGCGGGCACTACTCCGGAGGTGACTGTTGTTGAGAGGACGCTTGGAACGTCGTCTCCTTCTGTATATGACTCTGAATACGAAAATGCGTCACCAGCAGTAGTG